ACCCATCAATTCGCCTACCTATTGTCACGCTAGTCACTGCGGCGTCTGAATTGATTCCTTGACTTGTCATCGCAACTGGTATTCCGTTTAGAGTCACGTTTGCAATACCCGACCGCAGTGATGCTGTAATAAATGCCCATTGATTAAGTGGTGGGCTAGTGTTATTTGCAGTTTGACTCGTAATCCCTGCACGAAATAACACGATTGCATTACTCAATGCCGAAGCATTCATTGATAGGCTAAATGATTGCGATCCAAAAATGTATGGCGCAAAAAATGTACCGATTGGGTAAATCCAAATAGCAACCGACAGTGCTTGTGACGGCAAATTGCAACTAATGGAAACATCGTCATCAACACCATCTAGCTCGTAAACGCTTCCTGAATATCCACGAATCGTTGAGGCTTTCCACATTGTCGCAGCATTGGCCTGCGTGATTACACCGTGATTCCCCCGCCCGCTAAGATCAGGCAACAAATAGCCCGACCCAGCAACCGAGGGACTCCAGCAGCCGACTATACCGTCAAGGAGTGGCATTCTGCACCTGTGGGTAAATGCCCTGGTAGCGGTCTTCGTGGTTGCCCGCCGTTGCATTCAGTGCCACGCCGGTATTGTGCGTGGTGAATAGAACGAACTTTGACGGCAGCACACCGCCAAACACCTGCTTAGCAGAAACGCCTGTGTAGCTGTAGGTGCGGTCGCT